TAGTGTAAATTTGCAGGCGTACTACATTTACAATTAAACGCATCCGCTTGAAGTCGCAGCCAAGTAGATGTCAGATAAAAGGGTTCCTCAACTAACCCCTGCCCCGGCTGCTGCGACCAGTCGGGGTTTTTTTTTACCGCTATGAAGCAAATATCTTGGTTCAAATTCTCCCCAGCCGATTGGATGATGGGCAGAATATCACGGCAACCTGCCGAAGTTCAGGTCGCATTCCTACGCCTTTGCTGCGTGTATTGGAACGCAGAATGTGAGATGACTCACGACCATGCTCACTTGGAGGGGGATGGACACTTGGAGCGACTACTCACAACCAAACTCGTCGAAACCAATGGTCAGCATATCTTCATCAAATTCCTTGATATTCAATGGGAAGAGGCCAATTTGCACCGTACAAAGATGTCCGAAGCAGGCAAAAGGAGTGCCGAACGAAGGCTCACTAAGATTCAAGAAACTGCAACTCACGTTGAACCTGTGTTGAGCCTAACTTTAACTGAAATTGAACCTGTGTTCAATAGAGAAGAGAAGAGAAGAGAAGAGGAGAGAAGAGAAAATGTGAGTGAGCAGTTCGAGGGCTTTTGGAAAGCATTCCCAAGAAAGACCGACAAGGCAAGAGCCAAGCGTTCATTCCTACGTCTAACCAAGACCGAGCAAGAACTGGCGGTCAGCAACATTCAACGCCTCTACTCCGAAACCCCTTCACAATTCGTTCCCCATCCTTCCACCTACCTCAACGGCAAGCGATGGGAGGACCAAGCCATCCAACGAACACCTAACTTCGCCTACTCAAACCTAAGCCCCGATGATGAACCCTTACCAGTTGTCCGCTGAACGCAAACTGCTCGGATGCCTCATGGACAAGTTCGTGAACCGAACCGTCCTCCTGACCCAAATCCCGGAACGCCTATTCACAGGCAACAACGTCCTTCTATACAGGGCTATTGAATCCCTCCACAAAGCAGAGCGAGAGATAGACATCGTTACCGTCTACAAGTACCTTGCCGACCAAGGCCAAGCCCATGTCCTGCTCGAAGGCATCGACCCCGAAGCAGGGCTTGTCAGCAACTGGAAGACCTACGCATCCGACCTGCACGACCTTTGGAAGGAGAGGGAGGAAGCAAAAATTATGGAGGAACTGGCTCACGACAGGGACATTCCCAAGGCGTTCCAACGATACCAATCCATCCAAGCCGTTGAATCCAACGCCTCCGAAACCTCGGCCCATGAACTGGCAAAGGACTTCCTCGCCAACATGAACGAGGTCCGGGAAGGCAGACGCAGGGACCAAATCTACCAAACCTTCATCCGACCGCTCGACAACATCTGCACAGGGTTCAAGCCATCCGAGTTCATCCTCGTAGGTGGTCGTCCTGCAATGGGCAAGACCCTGCTCGCTCTCCAAATAGCGATGAACCAAGCCATGGCCGATATTCCCGTCGTATTCTTTACGATGGAGATGTCAGCAGACCAACTGACCCAGCGGATGCTATCAAACCTCGGAACCATGGACGGGGCAGCATTCCTCAAGCCCGACGAGCGAATCACCACCGAGCAGTACCTAACCTTGGCACAAAAGGCCGACCAACTCAAAGGCAAGCCTCTCTACATCGTGGATCTGCATCAAGCAAACCTCGACCGAATTGAAGGAGAAATCGCTAAACTCAAGGCCAAGTTCGGAATCGTTGGGTTTTACCTTGACTACCTGCAACTCGTAGAGCCTGCGAAGATTGACAAGCCCAAGCCCAAGATTGAGCAGATGACCAACATCAGCAAGCAACTCAAAGCAATCTGCAAGAGGCAGAAGGTCTTCGGAGTCGTGGTTTCTTCGCTTTCACGGGCAACCGAAGGCAGGGCCGACCATCGCCCCATCATGTCCGACTTGCGAGAAACTGGGCAACTGGAGTTCGATGCCGACAAAATTGCCTTTGTGTACCGCCCCTACGAACACGACAAGAACGCAGAGCAGGACCTCATGGAAGTTATATTCCGAAAGAACAGGAACGGGAGCCTTGGAATCGCCCAAGTCCAATGTCAACTGCCCTACACCAAAGCAAACGAGTATCCCCTATGACTCCTGAATATACCCTGCAAGCCGCCTGCGTCAAGTTGTTTAAACTCCTAAAGCCCCACGAAGAAGGGCGGTTGTTCCTCAACCTCAACAACCCTCGAAGCCGAACCAACGGTCATTTTCTCAAGGGCATCGGCCTGACCGCTGGGGTTGCAGACATGACCTACCTATCGGACAAAGGGGCCATCTTCTTGGAGTTCAAAGCCGAGAAAGGCAAGCAGTCCCTTTCGCAGAAGTGGTGGCAGGGAGTGGTCCAAGAGGCAGGCTACCGATACGAGGTAATCCGAAGCGTGGAGGATTTTCAGCGAGTGGTTGCAAGTGTGGAATAGTTGTGTAGATTTGTTCCATGGCCCGACTGCTACTGCTGCTCCTGCTGACCGCTTGCACCAACGACCGCCCTTGGAAGGTGATTGAGGTGCGGGCCAAGGGGGATGCCTGTGAGTATGTGCTATCCCGAAGCAACGGATTCGGGCCACAGGTCAAGACCCTGACCGATACCTGTGGGAGGTATCAGTTGTTTGAAACTATACGCAATCGGATACAATGAATGATTAATTAACAATTTAAACAATAAAAAAAATGGAAATACACATCCCAAGTGAAGAAAGATTAAGAGTAAGTACAAACGGTAAAAGAATGTTTGCCGATGTTAGTTCTACTCCGCATCAAGAAAGTTTGACAATTGAATTTTACGCATTTGCCAAACAGATAATAATGGAAAAAGACAGGACTTTTAAAATGTTCATTTTTAATCAAGACCAAGATATAACAGATTTTGATTATGGATTTTGGAAGGATGGTAAAATTGTCTGGCAGTCTTTTTAGGGTTGCCGCTAACTCGCTCATTCGTGAACCAATCGTCAGCCTATAACCTTACCAACCAACCCCAAACCTATGAAACGATTTTTAGTATTTGCAGGTGATGCCTATTATCCTGAAGGAGGGATGAATGATTTTCAGGAGGACTTCGACACCTTGGAAGAGGCCAGAAGTTTTGAAGCAAAAATCAAAGAAAAGTTTAAATCTATATGGAAGGACAGCTGGAAGAACTTCAAATGGAGTGCCATTTGGGATTCGGAAACACGAACCCACGTTTAATATGCAATCGGATATAATGTATAGAAAATCCCAAAATCTATACGCATTCGGATATAATGCATAGAAAAACGCAAAAACTATACGCATTCGGGTATAATGAATGAGAAATCGGTCAATAAGTACCCTTATCGCATATAATGAATGATAAATCCGTCAGCCCATAGCATGAAAACGATATACTTTCAACCAAAGGGAATAAACCCGAAATTTTGCGAAGCAGGTGTCATTCACGAAAGCGACAATGAATCTATCCGCTACTTAAGTGAACCTTGCAAAGTGTCAATTAATGATGTAAAAATCATACCAAACGAGAGCGTCACTTATGATGAAAAAAATGGGTTATATCTTGTTCGAGAAAGTACTCATTCGTGAACAAATCGTCAGCCTCTATTCTTACCAAACCTCCCCCAGCGTCAGCCTATAAACTTACCAACCAAACCCCAACCCCATGAAAACCACACCAATCGATTTCCGACGCTGGCAACTGCATATTCGCAAGGAGTGCGTCAACTGCAACCGCCCCGACAAATCCGAAACCATCAAGGCGTGGTCCGTGAACTGGACCCTGCTCGGTCGTATCCTCCAAGCCAAAAACGCCTGACGATGGAATGGATTAAATGCTTGGACCGGATGCCGACACCTTACGAGCCTGTCCTGATATTCACGACCGACATGAATCAAGCCTACGCATGGCTGGGCGATGGACGCTGGTACTACGAACACCAAACTTGGTTCCTAATCGAAGTGAGCCATTGGATGCCCCTACCCCCAAACCCTTTCTAATGAAATACGGTTCCGTTTGCTCCGGCATTGAGGCAGCCTCAGTCGCTTGGCATAACCTTGGATGGAAACCGCAATGGTTCTCCGAAATCGAGCAGTTTCCCTCTGAGGTATTAAAACACCGGTTCCCAGCGGTTCCTAACTTGGGAGATATGACAACCATCAACCAAAACCCAATCGCAGATGAACGACCAATTGACCTTCTCGTGGGCGGAACCCCATGCCAATCCTTCTCCGTTGCCGGACTTCGCAAAGGTCTTGCTGACCCAAGAGGAAACCTCATGCTTACCTTTCTTTCAATCGCTGATAAATTCCGTCCCAAGTGGGTCGTGTGGGAAAATGTCCCCGGGGTATTGTCGTCCAACGGAGGAAAAGATTTTGGTACCTTCCTTGGGGCGTTGGGGGAACTCGGGTATGGGTTCGCATACAGAGTTCTTGACGCTCAATACTTCGGAGTGGCACAAAGACGCAGAAGAGTCTTTGTTGTCGGATACCTTGGAGACTGGAGAGTTGCCGCAGCGGTTCTATTTGAGTCCGAAAGCCTGCAAGGGAATACTAAACCGAGCCGAAAAAAGAGGGAAGAAGTTGCCTCCGATGCTCAAGCAAGCGTTGGAGAGGCAGGCGATTCCCAGCCGATAGCCGTGGACCTTTACAATCAATCCATTACCGGAGATACTTTTCAAACCGTAAGCACCCGTATCAACGCATCAACAACCGGTGGTGTTATGGAATTTAGCGCAGTTGCCCAACCGATAGCCATTCAAGATGTTAGGCCGATTGAAAAGGCTCAAAATGGCCGTGGATGGAACGATGACGGAACATCTTATACGATTGACACAAAGGCCACTCAAGGAGTTGCCCAACCGATAGCCTTCAAGGTTCGTGGTGGTTGCGAAGGTGGAGGAAAGGGATACCTCGGCCAAGAAGAGCAAGCGTTTACGATTAGCACAATGCAGGATCAGCAGATTGCCCAACCGATAGCCGTGGACACCTACAATTACACCACGAACAACCACACAACGCAAACCATTCGCTCACAATCCGATACGGAGCATATTGGAGCGGTGTTGCAACCGATGGCGTTTGACTGGCAATCAGGTGGAGATATGAGGGGAATGAATCTGCAAGAGAAGACGCAGTTGCAACGATGCCAAACCCCTGCGGTTATGCACTCAATGGCTATCCGAAGGCTGACCCCCAAGGAATGCGAACGCTTGCAGGGATTCCCGGATGATTGGACCAAGATTCCATACCGCAACAAGGAAGCCGACCAATGCCCCGATGGGCCAAGGTACAAGGCTTGCGGTAACTCAATGGCGGTGCCGGTGATGCGGTGGGTAGGAGAGAGAATAAATTTAATCGAATCAATGCTTTAACCCAAACAAAATGAGCCAAATACTCTTATTTATAACGGATTTTGTGTTATACCTTTTATGGTTTGTAATTACCATAGCCTTAATGATTACCATTATTGGCTGGTATTTTTTAAGCATAATGGATGATTATGGTTGGTTTGATATTCCGAATCAAATTATAGACAGAACCATAAATCCTTAAACATAAAAGACCCAGCATGGACCTAATATCACGCACCATCCTCGGATATACCGCAGAGGTTGTCGGAGTCAGCCCCGATGATATATTGAGCGAAGTCAAGACCCAAGAACTGGTCCTTGCTCGAAGCATCTTCGCAGACATCGCCTACTCGGAATACCTCTACACCTACTGCCAAATCGGGCGAATCATCAAGAGGAACCACGCAACGGTCATGCATAACCTCGAAATCCTTGCGATAAACATGAGAGCAAGGCCCGACATCAAGTTTCTGCGTACACAGGTTTTAAACAGGACACGGGATTTTTTGCAACATTAGCGAGAACCCCCTCCATCTTTGCGTGAGTGAACGCAGAGGCTACCATCCTTGACCTTTATAGAAGCGGGGAAATCCGCAAGGCTTGCCTCACCATTACGGGGGGCAATCCGCTTTGGAAGGACCTCGAACAAGAGGTCGTCCTGATTCTGCTGGAGAAGGACCCCGACAAGATTACCAAGATGCAGGTCCAAGGCTACCTGCGGTTCTACATCGTTCGTTTGATAATGAACCTCTACCGAGGGAACAACAACCAATTTGCGAAGAAGTACCGCCACCACGACGAGCGGGTCGAAGTGGATCCCGAAACCCAAGAACTAAGCAAGGACTACGACTCCCTGCTCGACGACCTTTGGGCTATTGCCCAGCAAGAGATGGACTCTTGGGCTAAGGACGGAGCGTTTCCATACGACAAAGAACTGCTGAATCTGCTGATGCAGACAGGGAACATGAAGGCGATGAGCCGGGAAACGGGCATCCCGTACAGGTCCATCATTTACTCCATAGAGCAGGCCAAGGCCAAAATCAAAACCGCAATCGAAGCTAATGGATATACTGGTTTTTCCAATCCTGATTAGTGCGCTTGCGACCCTTGCGGTCGTGGAGTTCCGGGTCCTGCCGATATGGTTCTACGCTTTGCCATTCGCCAAGCGGAAGCCGTTTTCGTGTATGACCTGCTTTGGCTTTTGGCTTGGGGTTGCCTTGACCCTGCCGACCTGCCAATGGTACTTGGCTCCTATCCTTGGGCTTGCCACATCTGCCACCGCAATAATCATCCGGGAATGGACCTTCAAATGACAACCGACCAATTCATCGTGGCCCAAAAGCACAGGAAGTACTGGGACCAGTACATCGCCTCGCTGACCATGCGACTCCCGCCCGATGCGGTTGGAGAACTGCAAGCCATCCTCACGGCTCACGGACGACCGCCTACAAATTGGTGGTGCGCAGACTGCGTAAAATCGGCCCTTCAATACATTTACCTACAAGCGGACTTGTTCCTCGAAGTAAACCAAAACACCATAACCCACCCCCTGAATGCCCCTGCCAATTCCGAACAATAACGAAAGCAGAGAAGGCTTTATCGGTCGCTGCATGAGCAATAACCAAACCAATGCAGAGTTCCCCGATACGGCTCAACGGCTTGCGGTTTGTGGCTCAACGTGGGAGAATCACAAGAGGCAGCAGTTCGAGTCTTATTCGGACTACGGCCAAGAGATTAGGGCGAATGCCAAGCGAGGGATTGAACTGAACGAGCGGAACGGGAACAAGTGTGCGACGCAGACGGGTAAGGTCCGAGCGCAGCAACTTGCCAACGGGGAAGCCATCTCGGTCGAAACCATCAAGCGGATGCACTCCTACCTATCCCGTGCTGAAACCTACTACGACAACGCTGACGACACCTCGGACTGCGGTTACATCTCCTACCTCCTGTGGGGTGGCAAGTCGGCTTTATCGTGGAGCAGGAATAAACTCCGGGAACTTGGCGAACTCGAAGGCTAAGGATGACGAAGCCCAAGTGCAGGCTCGGATGGACTCGCTTATGATGGTCATAACGACTCTCTGCGACTGCATCGGAGCGGTGGACGATTCCAATGCCCCGAACCAGTACGAAGTGAAAATGAAAATCGTAAACAAGATAAGCGACCTAATCGACAAAATCGAATACTGATGCAACGAGTACCCATAGGCACAATCAAGAACAACCCGAACAACCCAAGGGTCATCAAGGACGACAAGTTCAAGAAACTTGTGCAGTCCATCAAAGACCTACCCGAAATGGCCGAGGTTCGTCCCGTTGTGGTCAATACCGATATGGTTGTGCTTGGAGGCAACATGAGGCTCAAGGCCATGCGTGAGGCTGGATGGAAGGACGTGCCGATTCAAGTCGTGGATTGGGACGAGGACAAGCAAAGGCAGTTTATCATCAAGGACAACGTAAGCGGAGGGGAGTGGGATTGGGAGATGCTTGCGAATGAATGGGATACTGAGGAACTGCAAGAGTGGGGTCTTGACCTGCCCGACTTTGACAACGCCAAGGAACTGGAAGCGGAGGAAGATGACTACGAGATGCCTGACGAATTAAAGACCGACATCGTTCTGGGCGACCTGTTCGAGATTGGTCCACATCGTTTGCTTTGTGGGGATAGCACGCAGACCGACACTTGGGGAAAGGTGATGAACGGATGCCTTGCGGATATGGTAATGACCGACCCGCCTTATAACGTGGATTACAAAGGCGGTACTGGGATGAAAATAATGAATGACAAAATGGATGGTGATTCGTTTTATCAATTCCTTTATGACTTTTACACGGCGCTTGGTGCATACACAAAAGCAGGTGGAGCTTGGTATGTTTGGCACACGGATAATGAAAGAGTGAACTACACAAAGGCTTTTGAAGATGCTAATAATAAATTCAGCGAATGTTTAATATGGGTAAAAAGTAGTTTGGTCTTAGGGCGTTTGGATTATCACAAAAAACACGAAACCTGCCTATACGGATGGAAGCAAGGTGCTGCGCATTATTTCGTTGATAACCGAACCAAGACAACGGTAATCGAGGACAACGTCAACATCGCCAAGTTGACAAAAGAGCAGATGAAGAAGATGCTGACCGATATACTAAGCGAAAAAACAGCCACAACCATATTGCGTGCCGACAAACCGCATAAGAGCATAGAACATCCAACAATGAAGCCGATTTTATTGATTGCTCCTTTGATACAAAATAGCAGTAAGGAGGGATGGATTGTGTCTGATGCCTTCCTCGGTAGCGGCTCTACAATGGTCGCATCCCACCAACTAAACCGCAAATGCTACGGCATGGAACTTGACCCGAAGTATTGCCAAGTCATCGTGGACAGGATGCTTAAACTTGACCCGACCTTGGAGGTCAAGAGGAACGGCCTGCCGTACAAAACAGAGATTAATCAGTGAATCCCAACCCTGATATATCGAACCTCAATCCATTCAAGAAGGGGCAGTCAGGCAACCCCAATGGTCGTCCACGCAAGTACGTCAGCACCTTGGTTGACCAAGGCTACAAGCGGTCCGAAATCAACGACACCATCCAAAACATGATGGCCATGACCTTGGAGGAAGTCAAGGCGGTTTGGGACAACCCAACGGCAACGGTCCTCGAAAAGACCATCGCCTCGGCCATCCGCAAGTCCATCGAAAAGGGAACGCTCTACTCGATGGAAACGCTGCTATCACGGGTGTACGGTCAACCCAAGCAGGAGGTCGCTGCAACCATATCGCCTCAACCAATTTGGCAGGGCGTAAAACTACAAGTTGACACCAACCACAACGGCAATCAAGATTGATGGATTCCGCAAGAGAATCCGAATAGTCCAAGGCGGTTCATCGGCAGGCAAGACCTTTGCCATCCTGTCCTTGCTTTATTCCTATGCAGCCAACCCCGAATGCGGACCGCTTGAGATTTCGGTAGTTTCCGAATCCATCCCCCACCTTCGCAGGGGTGCGCTCAAGGACTTCCTGAAGATGCTCAACATGACAGGGCTTTACCAAGAGGAACTTTACAACCGAACCCTGCTCCGATACGACTTTCCCCATGGCTCCTACATCGAGTTCTTTTCCGCTGACCAAAGCGACAAGATGCGAGGGGCAAGGAGGGACGTGCTATTTATGAACGAGGCCAACAACATCACATGGGAAGCCTATCACCAACTGGCTATCAGGACAAGGACCGCCATCTACATCGACTACAATCCAGTCCGAGAGTTTTGGGCGCATACCGAATTGATGAATGACCCCGATGCCGAGTTCCTGCTTGTTACCTACAAGGACAACCAAGCCCTTGACCCTGCCATCATCCGAGAGATTGAGAAAGCCAAGACCAAAGCCGAAACCTCTGCCTATTGGGCGAACTGGTGGAAGGTCTACGGCCTCGGTCAGGTCGGGACGCTTCAGGGTGCGATATACGAGGACTTCGAGGTCGTGGAGGGTATCGATGTCAGCCGTGCCAAATTCGTCGCCCTTGGGCTTGACTGGGGCTTCAGCAATGACCCTACGGCCTTGGTCGCTATCTACCGGCAAGGGGACTGCCTGCTCATCCAAGAACTGCTCTACGCAACAGGCCTCACGAACCAAGACATCGCAGACAAGTTGCGGTCGCTGGGCATCACCCGGGCTTGGGAAATCGTGGCGGATTCAGCAGAACCCAAGAGCATCGAGGAAATCTATCGTCTTGGCTTCAACATCAAGCCAGCGGAAAAAGGCCCCGACTCGGTTCGGAACGGCATCGACATCCTGAAACGCTTTAAATTGCAGGTAACCAAGGACTCGACCAACCTCATCAAGGAACTGCGGTCCTACACTTGGGCAACCGACAAAGAGGGCAAGAACACGGGGGTCCCGATTGATTCCTTCAACCACGCCTGCGATGCGATGCGGTATGTGGCTCTCAACAAGTTAAGAGTCAGCAACTCGGGGAAGTACGTTGTGGTGTAACTTTGAGGCATGAAACAAACAGCAGTAGAATGGTTAGAGCAGAATATGCCAAATATTAGTAAACACATTCCATTAGGAATAGCATTGGAATTTATGGCTAAACTTAATCACGCCAAAAAAATTGAAAAAGAGCAATTAAAAGATGCTTACGGTGATGGGATAAACGCCCACAGAACAGATTTTTGTAATAGAGATGAGTATTTTGATAAAGCATATCGTGCCATTTAACTTTGATGCATGAACACCGAACGCATCCTTGACCTGATCATCGAAATCGGCAAGACGCTTGCAGCCATTTTCTTCATCCTCACCCTTCTAACCCTCCTTTGGACCTTATGAAAGTCATCCACTACTACCACATCTACTGCGGAGGCAACTGGCAGTTGATACTCAACCAGCACATGATGGCGGTCTGCAACTACGGGCTTATCAACGTCTTGGATGAGATTCGGGTCGGCATCGTCGGTCCACCCGAACAACGCAAGGCGGTCAAGGAGGTGCTGGAGAACTCGATGGTTGCCGAGAAGGTCAAGGTCGTAGTTACCCGAACCAATGCTTGGGAGCAAGCGACGCTGACCGAGATGTACCGGGCCTCGCAGGAAGAGGAAGCCGTGTACCTGTACGCCCACACGAAGGGGGCAAGCGACCCGTCCCTCATCAACCAACTTTGGAATCGCAGCATGACTTTCTTCAACGTCGTGGCTTGGGAACGCTGCCTGCAACTGCTCGAAGGAGTGGATGCGGTCGGCTGCCATTGGATTACCAAGGAGCAGTTCCCTCACATGGCGGATCACAACAACCCCGACGGCTACCCCTACTTTGGGGGAACCTATTGGTGGGCCAAGTCGTCCCACATCAAGGAACTGGGCGAACCTGTACGGGACCACCGTTGGCAGGCAGAGCATTGGATTGGCAAGA